TTAACTGGGATCAGATACTTTAATAAATTGATTTAAACTTTCACAATTTTTAAAACCAATCCTTCTAGCATTTTGTTCCGATTTATTTGTGATTTTTAATAGACTTTTGTTAATATTGGACCAGTAGTACTTACTATTTATTCTAAAAATAAAATGCTTAATTATTATTAGAATTACTGCAAATTTATCCGTTAATATATCATTATCATTTGACTGAATCGTACATAGATAATTAGACCATTTTTTTCTGTAAATGGGTTTTGTTTTCAATTTAAAATCAATAATATTTGAGTTATGAGCACATATATTTCTTACAAGATTAAGCGTTTTTATCCATGAAATAAATTCTTCACCCTTGCAATCATATTTAGAGGCCAGTTCTCTTAAAGATTTACTTGGTAACAAATCAATTATATTGACCATTTCTCCAAACATAAGTACATTCATTGTAATCCATACAGAAGGGAACCCATCTGCTTCTTTATTCTTATCATAATTTACATCATCAATAGAGGTCTTTTTTATAGATTTTTTTAGTTGTTTTTTAAATTGATATTCTTTTTCTAGTATTTCAAACTTACTATATTTTTTTTTGCTTGCCCAGTGCGAGAAATTTAGATACCCGAAAGCTCCATACTTTTTTCCTAAAATATATGCTAAATTTGTTTTTATTGATACCTCGATCTTTTCAATCGCATGTAATAAAAACATTCTAAGGTTCTTATCCTGATAATATCTACCTACAATATTGTCAAAGCTAATATTATTATACTTTATTGAGATTTCTCCAGTCTCTGATTGTGTAATATCTGAGTACGGTTTGGCGAACTCCTTTAACCTATAATAACCAATAGTTTTTAACTTTCCAATATTCTTTTCTTTATTTTCTCTATTAACTTTCATTCCTCTTTCACTAAAAAGGTCAAGTTGTTTTTCAAAACTAATGGATTCAGCATTCATATAATATATCCTTATAAAATATAAAAAAATCCCCGCGTCAGAGCTTGTCTGTCCTTAATGGATACGAGGATGTTGTCATTTGATAAAGATATTATAACAAAATATTTTGCTACTTGTCAATAAAAAATGTTATTTGAATAAATTATATTTAAAAAAACACCCGCCGAAGCGGGTTTTAATTTATTTTCTATTATTTAATTCAGCCAAGATAATCAGACCGACAACTATAATCAGCCAAATCCACCAGTAATCTAAAAATAGTTTCATGTCGGGCAATTCTATAATCCTTTGGAAAATTTCTACCATAATTTATCCTTATAGTTTATTCGCATTTAATCGACGTTGTAATTCTCTAACAGAATCAGAAACTGGGCTGATAGTTCCGTCTTGCGTGGTTCCAAGATGTTTTTGCAAGGCTTTAATTGTACCTTGACCAAACAAGCCATCTTGTCCAATTCCTAAAAATCTTTGCAATGCTTTAACCACGTTTGAACCAGTCAGTGATGAATCGAACTGAGCAGCATAGATATTTTGATTAAAGGTTTGTTTATACTGGTGACTGATTACTCCGTCTTTCCCAGCCGTATCAAAGTATTCTTGTAATCGTTTAGCAGTCGCATTACCAAACTGGCCATCAACATTCAATGTAATCATTTGTGGCTTATTGTCAGTATTCCCTGAACCTGAACCAACGATTCGATAAAAGTGATGTGGCAAGCGAGTACTCATATAAGCATCATTCGTATCAACCGCAATTCCATTGTGAGTGTAAGAGCAGTGAATGAATGAGCCATTGCTTAGGAAGATACCGGTGTGTCCGTCAGAGCCAGCCGAACCTCCTGGAGTGCCTGAGATGAAGATATCGCCACGCTGGACCTCTCCACGACTGATTTCTTTGAGTTTAGTTCCTGACATTCCAAATAAGGTTTCAGTATTACCCATTGAACCTGCTGACAGAAATCCGCCAGCAATCATGGCAAAGAATACTGAAGAGCTACAATCATAAGAGTTTGGACCCATACGTGAAGTCATTGAATAAGTAACTTTACCTTTTCGAGCTTGCATCCAAGCAATCATATTTTCAATACTTGACATTATTCGCCTCCTTCTGTGAATTCATGGTCAGCGTCAGAAGCTTTAACCACTTGAACACTATCTCCATTTTTTAAACTTTTTGTAAGTTCAGTTCCTTTTTTGGCTGCATGAGTGAAGTCGTTATTCTTCCACCATGAATTGCTACGGTGAAACCAGTTGAGATGATATTTGTTACTGTGGCATCATCTATTGGAATTACAGAGTGTCCTGAAGCTGTTAAAAGTTGGTTAGCTAACGCTAATACAAGTAAGATTGTACGTGTAAGTGTGCCTTTATCAATTGTTTTCATGTTCTTTCTCCTTTATTTAAAAATTACTTTGATTATTTCAGTTAATGCTACAAAAATTCCTGCTGCAGAACCGCCGATTCCAATCGTCAACTTCCAAAAGTTTGTTTTATCAAGTAATTTTAACTGAAACTGATGTTCGTCTGAGCTTTCATTACCTTTGATAACTGCTTGTAGTATTTGAGCATTCTGTTCAGATTGTCGAGTATTCTGTTCTCTTAAAAAGCGATTGGATTCATCTACACGAGTTAGACCATCATTCATTTGTTTTTGAATTTCTAACGACATATCATTAAGTCGAGATAATTCTTTATCGTGCCGCTTGAGTTTGTCCTCATGCTGTTCCACAAGTTGTTCTAATTCCATAACCCCTGCTTTCTATTCTTTACTAGCTTCAAAATCAGCCAACAAAGCTTTAGACTGATTAACTGCCGAGCTAACCAAATTAGCTAGGTCTTGAGCTGCTTCTGGTGTGCCATGAAATGCTGTAGGGTCATTAATCATGAAATTTGCATTCATTGTTCCATTATTAAATGTCGTAAGGGTGAAATTACCCACATTCTTATCACCAACAAAGATGTCAGTTGTTGTATTCGTTGTATTGACTTTTTCCATTTTTTCTCCTTTTATCCGATAGGATATGGTAATGTGGCATTAAATAAGTTAGCTGTCGGTGCTTTATTAGCACTGCATCGAATGAATATTCCTCCAGCCTGATTAGAAAGTAATGCCCAACTTAGACCATCTCCACTATCTCCTGCTGCAATTCGATTTGCTCTAATTGGAATTGCTGAACTTCCTGTTGGCAATTGAGCCGCTTGCTTCCATTGACCAGCAGTCATTGCTGGTACACCAACTCCTGACGCTGATATATAGACAGTCCCATTGATAATTGCATACTCAATATTTCCATTAAAATTATTCATCAAACTAAGCTTGGTCCAAGGAACATCAGTAGATAACTTCGTACCTTGAGGTGTAAGTTGAGCATAGTTTCCATCTGAGTCACTTGTGAATGGCCCTTGATAATTAATCCCAGCTGTTCTGTAGAATCCTGTATTAATGTTCGTAAATTTCTGAGCTAGTCCTTGTTCAGAATCAAGCGCTATATCATTTCTAGTATTAACAGTTCCATCTTTCTTTGAAATTGCAATATGATTATCTTTAATTTCAGTAGAGGTTGTAACTAGACCATTAGTTGTTTTACTAATGAACTCTCCATCAGTTATGGTTAAATTTTTTGCATCAATTAAGTCAGCGGTTATTGAGTTTGCTTCAATATTGTTCGCACTTAAATAATTAATCACCCAATGAGTGCCATTATAGTAATACTCTGTATTTGGTTTAATCGCTGTTCCATCACTCGCTGTAAGGCCAGAGGTGCCTGAATATTTCCAAGTTAAACCTTTGAAACGTGTAGTTGGCTCAGTATCGGAAACGATTTTACCGGGATTACCGTTACTTCCAGGGGCTCCGTTATTTCCCATTTTAGCGACTGAATACCCTGTTTCGCTTGTATTATCAGTGTAAGTCCAAACAGTCTTAGTCCACAGATAACTACCTGCTGGTACTGTTGGAATAGTGGTACTCCAACCACCGGTAGGCTTGCTAGTACCAGAAACTGCGCCAACATACTCAATGATAGTATTGCTAATACCGACACCATCTTTACCTGCTATTCCGTTTGTACCATTATTACCATCTTTTGCAATATAAGATACTGTATATCCTGTTTCGCTTGTATTATCAGTGTAAGTCCAAACAGTTTTAGTCCACAGATACTGACCTTTGACTAGAGTAGGGACTTGTGAAGTCCAACCAGTTGTTGGGGTAACTGTTCCGCTTGAAGATATAGCGTAGGTAATTGTAGTTGAATTAATTCCAACGCCGTCCTTACCTGCTCTTCCATCATGACCATCTAACCCATCTTTACCGTCATTACCTCGTATTAAACTCCAACGGTAGTCATATGGATATGTCGACTGTTCGCTTGACATATCAGAGTATTCTCCTCTATACTTTGGCCAGTCTGAAGTTTTTACTTCGCTTAATGAAGGCATCCAAGGAGTCCGTTGTTCTTGTAACTCATTTTTACTTGGCATATGTGGAGTAGCGATTGAACCTGGTTCTAGTTTAAAATCCCAAAATTTATGAGATTCCATATCTGTTCCATTTGAATATAAATTAACCCTAACGCAATAATCTCCATCTTTGGGAACTTCAATTGTTTTAGGAACTGTTTCACCTAAAGATATATTTACCCCTAATCCAGGTGTCGTTGATACTAGCCATAGTCCAACATGACCTTTTTTTGCGCCACTTGTGTCATGAACAGTCCAAGGTGCATCAGCTTTACCACTCATGGTATATGTTCCTGCTTTTAAATTTTTTACAAAAACATCATCCACAAAAAACCAACCATCAGTAGAATTTGAAGATAATGTTTTGGGATTATCTTTAGTGTATTTTGTACTTCCTTCCAATAAGTTCAAGTTAGGATAATTAGCAGTTAAATCATCAGTAGCAGCAGAGCCTTCTTCCCACTTATGACCAGCATTCCATAAAACACCGCTACCAGCTACATTATATTGTGCATAAATCTTGTCACCAGCTTTTAAAGTTACCTGAAAAGAATCTCTCAACCAACCAAAGTTGATTCCCATCGACTTATCAGGCACGATTTTACCAGTTACATCGTTTAAAGTAACAGCTCTTATTATATTTGCATTATTTCCTGAACTTTTAACATAAGCTGAGAAAGTATAAGTACCTTCTTTAGGTGCTATAAATTGCTTAGTAATTCCAGGGCCTTCGCTTTTTTTAACGGTTAGACCTTTATAGGTTCCGTCGTTTTCAGAGCGCTCAACAAGCCACCAATCCCCACTAAAATCTTTACTGCCCTCTAGTAAATTTAAGTTAGGGTAAGTAGTCGTGAATTTGTCAGTTCCATCAGCACTATAAGCATAGGCAGTATGAGTTATTGTGCCATCATTAACATTAGTGATAGTCACCGACTGACTACCGACTACTTTACCCGCAACTGTCGCTTTAAAGCTGTAAACTGCCTTATCTGCAACTCCGCTTGCATCAACTGTGATTGTCTGCGTTGGAGCAACAACAGTTCCATCCTTCGACCATTCGTAGCTATCAGCAATTGTTTCAGTCGTTGCAGAACCTTTGAAAATATGAGCTGATAAAGTTGTTGAACCAGTGCCATTTTTAAACTGTGTGCCGTTAGTTGTGTCGATGCTACCAATATATGGAGTGGCTGCATCGACCAACTGATTGACGATGGCTTGGATGTCTGCAGAAGCTTCACTTTGTTGTTTTTTAAAATTTGAAAAAGTAATCTTATTTAATGTCGGATTGCTAAAACTTATCTCCATTTCAGAAACCCTAGCTGATAAAAGCAAACCTACATTTCCGTCAGAATCCATAAAGTTATCATCTTGAATATTGATGGTATCACCAATTGACAAAGGCCGATCATTACCAACTGATTCAAGAACTAAGCTACTATTCGCTAACACCTCATAAGTAACTGTCGGATAAGCGAATTGTTTAAATTGACTTACGCAATAGCCCCACATATCATTAACATTAGTGTATTCTGTTTGAAAATCTTTACGAATCCATTTATCACCATTATTAGACTTGATTTGAGACTTAAATAAATTAAGAGAAAGTGGAGCAAATGCAGTATCATCATTTTTTCTTTTATAAAACTCCTCCACACCATCGGAATTGACATAAGAAAATTCGCTTGAATTCCAATTTAAATCGTCTGATCCTGTAATTTTTGTTGCATTAAATAGATTTGTTGTATCGCCAGTCCTAGTAATCCCACTAATGTTTTTACCAAAATTTAAAGAGACATCGTTTCTGTTTGTTCCAACTCCTTGGGCATTAACTCCATCATTGGCACGATAGATATTTAAAATGACAGAATCAAGTGTTCCATCATCATTTAAATGTGTAATAAATTCAAATTCTGCATCAAAGTTTCCAATCACAGATATTAGACGGGCAAGTTTACTTTCCTGCCCATCATAATTAATTGTTCGTGTCAGACTTGAGACTTCATTAGTTCCAATGGTTATTTGAGCGTTTGAAATTAATTCCATTTGGTCAATATACCATTGAATATTATGGCTTGATGTGTTGACTAAGGCATTGGCTTGCTCATTTCTTAATTCTAAATTCAATGAAGAACAAGTCAAAGTAATTTGATAATCACTTTCTTGAACATTTTCTACTCCAAATAAGTGGTCAATGCCATCATAAGTGAAACTAATATAAGCTTGTTCATTTAAAAAACGGCAGTAATCTTGTAACTGGCCGTTGATAAATTTATTTACAGTAAATATAAATGTTTCTGCCCCTTGGTCTTTATACCGATGCCAATTATCATTGAAGAATGAAGGTAACATCGGAATATCATTATTGATAACTGCTACGGTTTTAAGTGTATTATCATGAACGACTATTTCCATTATAAGTTCCTTTCTTTATATGATATTTGAACAATTGGTGGAGTGGTATTCCATGTGGACTGCAAGATTTTTAATGTACTTCTACCAGGAGGGATTGAAAAAGGTTCAGTGCCTTTAATTTTTTCTTGAATAGCTGGCATACCATTGACAACAACTGTATCTTTCCCGTTCATATTAACTATAATCTTAGAACCAGTTGCATATCGGTTTGGAATATTATGCCAGACATCTACATTATCTTTTCTAAACCAAATACTTCTAATAGATAAATTACCCATAAATTTATTAGAATTTGGGTATTGCCCAATATATAGATAAACTTTAGAAATTTCTACGTTTTTTAATTCTGAAACATATTCTGATATTCGGGATCCTTTCCAAAAAAAGCCAAAATTTCCGCCTTGTTTAAGGAAATCCGTATCTCCAGTTTTTTCATTAAACTGAACATTATTCATTGATCCAGCGCCATTACCTTCGCCATTGTTTGCAATAAAATCTCTGCTTGCGATTTCACGAGGATTGTTACCACCAACCCACGCTTTCATCATCGCTTTATTTCCAACCATATCTCCCTTTATGATTCCATAACCGGCGACTAATTTATCGTTGGCATCAGTAAAAAGAATTTGCAAAACTCCAGTTTGTCCTAAAGCTGTAGCCCAAGCAAATAAATTGAAATATGAATAGAAATTAACCGCTCCAACATGACCGTTTGAATCTGCTGGTAAAGTCATTACTTTCATACCACCAGCTACTCCTTGTCTAGAACCAACAGTTCCTTTTTCTTTTAATCTCAACCCATCTGTTTGAAATTCAAGTTTTCCGTTCGTGGCTAACCAATTATTTTGAGGATTAGGAGTACCAGGTGCAACATCTTTGAATCTAGAAAAATTTGTGTCACTAGTAGAGAAATAAAGATTTTCACTCATAGGACTTGTTGCCCCATCTGCTTCTTGCCTATTTCCTATTTCAATTGCTCCATTTTTACCAGCAATTGCAATATACCCATTCTCATGAACGTTGGTAATTTCTATTGTTGGAAATGCCTCAAGATTACCTGTGTTATTAATTTCAACATCTACAGAGCCACCTGAATTATTGGTAATTGTCCCTAATCGATCACCAGAATTCGAAGCATTTAGAATATTTGTTTCGACTGATTCTGATACTCCGCTCGGAACTAAAAATGTAATTGAACCTACAGCTTGATAAAATGATGATTCATCTAATGTTGGCGTTCCATCAGGAACAGCCCACCAAACTTGATTAGGATCATCATCAAAAATCAAAGCAGCTGGTTGCTTTACATTTAAAGCACTAGCCAAAGCCTTTCTCACAGAGGTGAAACGGTCTAATTTAACATTTGCAATAAAGTTAACTGTAATTGATTTCGAATTAATTGAATTTTGCGTGAAATCAGCGCCAATAATAGGATTAGGTTGAACCGTATTCGTCCAACCAGCCCCTATATTTCTTGTAATTGCTGTAAAACCATCAACGATTGTCGATAAATCTACATCATTAAATTTAACTGAAAAAGCCATTTTTAATTTTTACCCCACAATCTATTTTGTTGATTTACATAGTCAGTTAAGGCTTGATTCATATAAGGAGCTAATCCTTGAGACACATTACGCCCATCTAATAAAGCATAAGCAATTAGAGGATTTTTCTTAACATCTTCAATGGAGTTAAATATATTGGATAATAAAGTTAAGACTGGCGAGAAATCAGTAACATTATTTGAATAACCTTGATTGTTATTAATTGTTTGACTTGCTTGATTCAATAATTGTGTAGCTCTTGATTTCTTCTGTGGGTCAAGGGGGATAACCATCTCAGGACGATTTCCTTCAGCAATTTCATAGAATCCATGAGCATTTATGATTCCGCCATTTTCATAACCATGCCCATTTCCAAGAAATGACAAACTTGGGCCATAGGTTTTTTTAGCATAATTAAGAGCAGCTAATAAGTTATCGTAACCATTAAAAATATCACCGTGACCAGGGAATTTATTGGCGTTGAAAGTTGAGGAGATTGTTTGCATCAGCCCTTTCGCAAGGTCACCAGTGATGTTGTTAATATCCCCGATATTTCCTTGTACTGCTTTTTCATTACCGCTTGATTCAGAAGAAATTTGACGGAGCACACGGTCAATCATGTCTTGGCTTGTGCTCAAGCCGTTAGCTGCAAGCGCCTGTTTAACTTGTCCAGCCCAACGTTGAACACCAGAACCAGATGGCGAACCTTGTGAACCTCCTGCATCAGATTCAGCTTTTTTGAAGAATGATTGTAAGAATTTTACAAAATTATCTTGTGCTGTTTGAGCAGAACCTTTTGCCATCCTAGTTACAACTGGCGGAAAGTCATTTTCTAAATTATCTAATCCTAAGCCATTATAAATAGCTTCTACAACTCCTTTAGGTCCTTTTGAAATAACACTTGTGACATCTTTATAGGTTGATTTAACCCATCCAAGCGCATCTGATAGGAAGCCAGATACACCGTCCGCATGAGCAGGTAAATTAGCTGTTAGTGATAGGAACTCTTTTGACATTGAGTGAGGAAGAATCGAAGTTCCAGCTTTCAAATTACGAATTTCAGGGCCTTGTTGACCAACCGCAAAAATACCACGGCTTGGATGGTGAGCAAGTTCAAAACCTTCTTCACCAACTAAAGCTGTTTCGTCTTGAGCTAATCCACGAGTACCTGTCGCAAAACCTTTAAGGCTAACATGACCGATATTCCCCCAACCTTTATGTAAGAAGTTAAGAACTCCGTTAATTCCATCAATGAATGAATTGATTAAATTTCTAGAATCCTTAAATCCTTTTGTATATTGTTCGACAGTCTCTCCTTGCTCTTTAGCTGCAGCTTTAACATTTTTATCGGCTTTACTATTAGCTAATTCAACTGTTTTATCATGGGTTTTTTGTGCTTTATCCGTAACCTCTGTTTGTTGTTTTTTAGCTGCTGAAATCGTATCGTCTCTTTGCTTTTGAGCATTTTTAACGATTTCATCATACTGAGCTTTGGACATTGAGCCGTTTTCTGCACGTTCTTTGTCCGCTGCTGCTACTGTCTTCTTGTATTTTTCGTTAGCTGCTTTAACAGCTTCATCTTTTTGCTTTTGAGCCTTATCCTTAACCCCTTTATATTCATCATCAGCCTTTTCAAGCGTATCAATTAATTGTTTTTGATTTAATTTCCCTTTTTTATTTTTTAAATCATCAAGTAAATCAAGCTGTTTATTTTGAGCAATTTTAGTAGCAGTATTAATTTGATTATTCATCTGCTCTTCAGTTTTGGCTTGAGACTTAGCATAGTCCTTTTCAATTTTATCCATTGCTTCGTTATGCTTCTTTTTTGCCGCCTGTTGAGCTTTATTGAAATCACTATTTTCTTTAGCAATTTCTTTATTCATTTCTTGTTGATATTCAGGGGAATTCTTCCCATAAGTTTTTTCTATTTTAAGAAGTTCAGAAGTATTACCGGATTTAATTTTTTTCATCAGGTTAGCATGATTCATCTCGTTCATAGAAGTCTGAAATTGATTACTTTTTTGTTCTTTAGCAATACTAGTATAGTAATTGTCAGTATTCTTTTTCATCTCATCAAGACTCTTTTTTTGAGCGGCTTTCTGCTTATCATCTGAATCTTTTTGGCCTTTATTTAATTTGTCAGCCTGAGCTTGAGTAATTACGCCATTTTTAACTAGAATATCTACTTGCTTTTTAGAATCTTTTTCTTGATTCTGATAAAATTTATCAATATCTTTAGACATTTTCGCATAAGCATCAGCAGTTGCTTTCTTAGCTTTTTCAAGTGATTTCTCATCTACAATATCAATAGTTGCTGATTTTTTTATTTTATCCAAGAAATCTTGATAGTCTTTGGAAAAACCTTTCATATCTTTTGTTGGTGCTTTAGGGTCGAACTTAATAACTGGTAGTTTTTCACTTTTTAGTGAAGATTCTTTTAATCCATTATTAATCAAATCCCCAAGCTTTTTACCTAAGTTTTTACCACCCATCCCGCCAATAGCTGCACCAATTGCTGTACCGATACCAGGAGCGATAAGAGATCCAATCGCTGCACCTGCCGCTGCTCCACCGAGTGAGCCAGCAACTCCGCCAGTTTTCTGAGCGGTATTATCTTTACTGAGTAATTCAGCTCCTGCATTTATTCCGCCAGACAAGACTGTACTTCCGCCAACAGAGCCAATAATTCCTAATAATCTTGGAATTAAGGAAGTAGCTTTTGATAAACCACCAGAGGCAACAAGCGCTTCACCTTCAGCAGCTACGCCTCCTTTAGTTACTGTTGAAGCAACTGTTCCAGCTTCAGTAGCGATACCTTTACCTACAGAAGATTTAATGCCTCCTGTTCCTAAACCTCCTGACAATGCATCAATAGCTTGAATTTCAAGTAAAGATTTTTTCAGTTTTTCAAGCCATACAATAACATCTCCTATTTTCTTAGTAGCCCAAATCCCAGCAAAGATTTTACCAAAGGTTACTACTTCATCTTTATGAGTTCCAATGAATTTGACAGTATCAACAATACCTTGGAAAATCTTTGCAATCCAACTAGCTATTTCTTCAAGCCCTTGCTTACCTTCTTTAGAATTAAAAGCCTTAGCCATTGAAGTAGCTGCATCAGATAAAACTGGCAAGAACTTTTGACCAATCATAATTAAAACAGCCTCTCCGGCTGCTTTGAATTGTTTTAATTCATTTTGGGTAGATTGCATATTCTTATTTGCAAGATTAACAACATACCCTTGACCGTCAGCTGATTTTTTCACCTTGTCATCGAGTTCGCCTAACTGCTTAACATTTTCAGAAAGAATTGCACCAGCTTGTTGACCAGTTGTTCCAAATAAAGCATGGAATATTTGTCCTTTTTGGAATGAACTTAGTTTTTCTGTATGTTGGTTTAACAATCCGAAAATTTCCGTCATTGACTTCATATTCCCATTTTGGTCTACAAAATCTTTTGTACTTAAACCAATTCCAGATAGTGCTTCCGCAGCATCTTTACTTGGAGATTGTAGTGAAACAATAACTTTTCTAAGTCCAGTACCTGCTTTATCAGCTTCAAGACCATTATTAGAAAGAATACCAATTGCAGAGGCTGTTTCTGACAAACTTAATTTGCTTTGATGAGCCGATGCCCCTACATACTCCATAGCTACACCCATATTTTGGAAATCAGTTGCTGTCATATCTGCTGCATAAGCCATCTGGTTAACAGCTTCTTTAGTATTTTTCGTCATACCTGCAACATCATTTGAACGCATCCCGAAGCTTTCAAGAGCAGCAGTAGAATTATGAACAACATCAGTAAAGTCATCACCAGAAGCAACAGACGCTTGCAACATTGTAGGTAATGCGGCCAACGCTTGGGAACTTGTATAGCCACGTTTAATAAGTTCTTGATATCCATCTGCTATTTCTTTTTGAGTTTTACCATACTTAACAGAAAGTTCAGAACCCTGCTCTTGCATTTTGTTGACATTTTCTTGAGCTTCTTTAGCTTGTTCGCCACCAGTTACTAATAAGTTAAAAGTTGTTTTATATTGGTTTTGAAGTTCAGAGGCCATTTGTGCGCCCTTAACTGCAGCTGCACCAATTGCAGCAATCCCAAAAGCACTTTGATAAGCTGCACTTTTTACTTTCTGATATCCTGCTGCCATTACATCAGTAGCTTTCTCAGTTGTTTGATAAACAGTATTTAAACCTTTACCAATGAGAGACTCAGAATTAAACGGCTGCATCTTTGTAACTGCCAAGTTAGCTTCTAAAAGCTTGTTTCTGTAGTTCAATAATGACGAAGCAGCTTCATTTACCCTTGTTTTTTGCTTAACAAGAGTTTCTGAACTTGTACCCTCAGCAGATTCTAAACGTTTAAGCTCAGTTACTTGGGCTCTATAAATCTCAGTTTGCTTTGCGTATGAAGTAGATAGACCAGAAACTTCGGCTTTAGCAGCTCCCATTTTATTACGATTTTTCTCATATAAATCAATTTGAGACTGCATGAGTTTATCATTAGCACTTAGAGATTTATTTAAATCTTCAATTCCTGTTTGTTGATACTCGTAAGCTGATTTTGCACGGTTTAATTGCCCTGTCATTGAGGCAAGAGAACGTTCTGCTGTGGTTAACTGAGCATTATATTTTTGATAAGCCTTTTCACCAGCATCAGTATCTCTATTGATTGTCTTCATACCTTCTGAAAGGTTAGCAATATAAGCTTTTTGCTTTTCCATTGCTTCACTAAGACCTTCATAGCGATATTTTGATGCAGAAACCGCATCTCCAGCAGATTTAGCCTGTGCTTCATTAATCTGCCATTCACGAGTACTATCTTTAACTGCTGATTTTAAGCGGTTGATAGCCTCAACAGCCTTTGTCTCATTCAAGTCAATCCCTGTGGTGACTGAATCAACCATTATATCTGCCATTTTTACTCCTTTCTAATTTTTGAGTATAAAAAACACCTAAACATTAGGTATTGACATAAATATTATTGTCCAAACATCTTCTTCAAATCATCAAACGAAGCCATCTTATTATCTTCATTAGCTTTAAATACATCAATTAAGTCATAATAGTCATGATTATCTACTTGCTCTAATGTCCAGTGCCAATTTTCGATAATATTTTTTTCAAATAGTTGTAAATCTATTAATTGGTTGTGGTGGTAGACTTTTCGTTCTTCAATGCTTGAACTTTTTTTTCGGCAGAGTCAACCTCCTCAGTAAACATAGTATCGATTTGATCATCATCATACCCTTGAAGTGAAAGAACAAGTTTAGATTGTAAATTCATAAATTGACCACGGTCAAATTCTTGTAATTTATCTACTTCTTTTTTATTTAAACCTAGAATTTCAGTAATAAATTTTTCAGCATTATTAATTACTGACATATCATCAAGAGCGATTGCTTTGGTTAATTCTTCTAGTGTTCCATCCTGAACTGAAGCAAGTTTTTCTTGACTTTTTGCTAGTTCCAATTGGTAGGCATGCATTTTTTTAATGTTCTTAATTGAAGTTTTAACTTCAAATGATTCTTCTCTAATTTCTGGTAATGATAATTTCATTGTATATCTCCTCTATTTTACTTTTTGTAAAGGAATAGTCAGGTATCGAACCTAATATAATAGACCGTCTATCTATCCCATATAAAAAGCGGATCACTCCGCCATTTAATTATTAATGTCTAGTTGTAGTCGTTGTATAATTTATTAAACTCCAACTCCAGCATAACCATTAAATACATCTTTCATCATCACGTCTTCAGTAAATTTTGAATCTCCACCATCAAAGAATTTGACAGCTTCTCCGCCCCAACGACTTACAGAGAATGCAGTAAATGTCAATGCGTCATCAACACGAACAACTGCATTAGTATTTGTTTGCAAGTTCATTGCTGTTTCGTTCATTTTACCAGCAGCAAAAGCAACATATTGTGGCTTCGCAGTACCGATTGTAGTTGTTTGAATCAAGACTGCTACTTTTGGAATACTTCCTTGTGTATAACCACCTTTAGTATCGTTTACACGACCAAGCAATTTGTTTTTAACCGCTACGGGTAGACCATTAAATGCAAAAGCTACTGAAGGAGTACCTTTTGCAATATCTGCATCTACTTGACCATCATTACCATAAATCATTGTTGGAGCGCTTGATAAATTAGTGATGTTTGCAGTTTTTGTACCTAACATTTCATCAGTAATTGGGAAGACTCCATTGGTAGATAAACCAGTGTCTCCTTTAACGATCACTCCTTTTTCATCCAATAGAGCAAGTGTAACCATTTTTAAACCTTTTGTTGCCATTTTAAATTCCTTTCTTAAATAAAAAGCGAGTTAGCTATTTGCTATCTCGCTTAACGTCATGATGCGTTGCATGTCAAGGGCCATCTAAAAATGTTGGTTTTGGGTCATTGAAAATGTAGGAAATGGGCCACCCAAATTGTTGGTTTTGGGCCCATCACTTTATTTACTTTTTGGGGTTTTGGTTTTCTTCTCACTATAGTCTTTCATTCTATAAGATTTTCCAGTAATAGAAATGACTTTAGAATGATGAACCAAGCGGTCCAATAAAGCATTCGTTAATTTCTTATCTTGAAGAAACTCAGACCATTGAGAAAGTGGGATATTCGTAGTAATCAACGTGGATTTCTTTTCATATCTCATATTAATCAGTTGAAAGAGAAGACTCGCTCCATCTCTTGAAAAGGGCAGATAACCCACTTCATCAATAACAAGTACATCATAATTGGCATACTGTTTTAATACTCGCTCTAAAGTTCCTTTTTGATTGGCTCTTAATAAACGGTCCACTAATTCAGTACTCATACAAAAGTAAGAGCTATAACCTTTCTCTAGGGCTTCTAAAGTGATAGAAATAGCTAAATGTGTCTTACCTACGCCACTATTGCCAATGAAGAGAAGATTCTCATGCTTATCTAAAAAACGTAAGGTATGTAAATCTAAAATCTCTGCTTTATTAATTTTCGGTTGAAACTGAAAATCAAAGTCCATCACACGCTTTTCATAAGGCAGATGGGCTTTTTTTAATCGTCTTTCCTGAAGGAGCGCTTCTCGTTCACGAAGTTCTTCACTCAAGAGTTCATGAAGGCCCTCTACTAAGGAAATATCCGCATGCTCATCTAAGAACTCTGGTAAGAGCTGACGCACACGATCGAGTTTTAAATGGTCCAATTGGTTGAGTAATTGATGATAAGTTGTCATAAGCGCTCCCTTCACAATAAATCGTAGGCTTGAAGATTCTCATCCACATAAGCCTCTAGTTCGTCTTCTTCAAGATGTTTGAAGACATCTGATTTAAGAATTTCAACGTAATCTTCACGGCGATAATTAAAGGGACGGTCGCTTAAAGGATGACGAGCAATCAAGCGTTGGTCACAATAGACTTTAAGGTCCTCTTGTTCTTTTTCACAGGTTACGGTCTGTCCAATATATTTAACCGGCACTGAATATTTACGCCCTTCAAAGATCACAAGTGCCTCTTTAGAGACTTTTCGAGTCAAAGGAACACTCAATTGACTGTAAACTTTGAGAAGCTCTAAATCAAAAGCCTTGAGATTCAACGCCTCTTGGTCAAGACGTTCAGAAGGTGAGGTTCCAATCGCTTGAGAGATTTCTTTATGATTCAAATCTTCCATCAATTGTTGGACCAGTGCTTGTAATTCTTCAAGGTCTTCAAACTCATTGTTAAAGACAAGCAGGCGGTCAACAGTTCTCGCAAGCGCTTCTACTTTACCTTTGGTTTGAGGTCTGAATGGCCGACAAGCAATGGGTTTAAATCCAGCATCTTTTGCATACTGCCTGAATCGTTCATTGAAAACAACATTTGAGAATTGACTTTTAGAATGGTCCACCACTGTTTTCATATTGTCAAACCAAATTTCTTCAGGGACACCTCCGAATTTCTCAAAAGCGTGATTGAGACACTCAAAGAGTGTGGGTTGGAGACGGTCGACGGTCAATTGAAGATACTTCATCCGAGAGTAGCCAAGAATATACAGAAAGATATTAATCGTAAACACTTCACCATTGCGTGAGATCAGTTTTAAATTTTCTTTCCAGTCGACTTGAGCAGAAAGTCCAGGCGTTGTTTCAATTCGAATCGTTGCTTTATGTTTGCAGGATTCTCGAATCAATCTGGCATAGCGTTTGACGGTCGTATATGAGCCTTGATAGCCTTTTAGTTGGATGAAGTAGTAAATTGAGCGCACAGAGCAGCCAAGCTTGAGTTTATCTTCAATGATTGATTTATAGTTCTCAATAAGTGACGGTGGGACCCTTCGTTTTGAAGCTTCTTCAAGGGTCTTTTCTTTTCCGAGGTCATAATAACGTTTGACCGTCCGATAGTCACAATTATAGCGTCTGGCAATATCAGCGAAATTAGGTTTAATTCCAGTCATAAGATGTTCGGTTATACTTTCTAGGATGTCTTTTCTCATAAGGAAAAGCCTATCACAATTTTAAAGTTAACCTACATTTTCAATGGCCCGTTTCCTACATTTTAGCATGGCCCTTTACAGCGTTGCACCGTTAAATTTTTAATAATTTGCCCTGTATCAGGGTCTATATAGTGACTTTTTGATTGCGCAATAAGCCAATCATTATTTATAAATGATTTCATCAGATTAATTTCGCTTTGAACAATATTTATACCAGAATCTTCAGCGTTCGTGTAAAAGATTTGAATATAAACACCATACATGAGTGAAATAAAATCTGAGTTACCATAATCATTAGGACCATTATCTGATTCTGTAAGTAAAACCTGAGTTTCATTAATAGAATGTTCTTTTTCTTTGGGGATAGAATCAAGAAAGATTTCATCATGCGGAAAGTCACTAGCTGCAATTATGTCTTGAACAATTTCAACTGGTCTTTTCATAAGTTATTCTCCTTCTTTTTTCTATTAATTATTTTCCTCATTGCTTCAGCTTCAGCTTTTAATATTCCTTGCTGAACAATAGGGTTTTTTCTTGTTTCTTCAATAAAATGATCTGCATGAACTGCAACTTCACCAGGCTTTTTGTACTTTCTTCCAGAACGTGTTGTGAACTGAGGAAAACGACTACCATTATTAATGATATTAGCGATATAACCTTTTGTATGAGTACCTTTTTCAGTACTTCTTTCCCATCCTACAACACTTTGTCCATCCTTTACATCATCGATGTTTCTATTTTTAATGACAATACTATCTGCCAAATGTGGGTCTTCCCCAGTATCACGATGACGATAATGGCGACTTAAAACTTCTTGTTCCAAAGCTTGCTCGAATATTTTTGCGCCAGCTTTAGTGACTTCTGCCTTGTCTTCTACAGACATTTTCGTACTCAATTCTTCAGCTCTATCGACAATAAGCTGCATCGCATCATAAAATGAAACCATATTAAGCACCTTTCTTCTTCGCTTGAAGAGTCAAAATATCAAATTTAATAAGCTTTGCAGATTCATCAGAAGAAATATTAATAATGTTGTAAAGAATATCATCTATTTGAACAAACATTTTCTTTGTAACTAGCTTATTATGTCTAATTGCAATGTCAAATGTATCAGCCGTAGTTGTACCAATTATCTGAAACTGAAGCGCAAGTGATCTCATTTTAGCCGCAAATCGAACATTTAAAACCGTTGCTGGGTCAATTTTTTCAACCTTACCTCCAGTTGGAGTAGTTACTGTTTTAGTAACTCCAATCTTACATTTTCTGTTAAAATCATTCGGTTTGTAAGTTTTGACCATCTTGCGCCTCCTTCCACGAAGAATAAAGGCCTCTCAACTGACCAACCATGTGATCTACAGCCGTAGTAGGCGGCATAGTCGTAGAACGATTAATCCACAAATCCATAGAATAGCTAAGAACAGCTACATCATAAATCGGAGAAACGTTTTCTACACTGAAAAATGGAGCATCAACTGTATCAGAACTCACTGCATTTTTCACATATGCTGTTGCTGTATCAAAATAAATTTGAAGTTGTGGTTTGCGATCATCGTCTTCTGATAACTGATCTAGTAAGTCACCAACAGTTACTGTCATAAAGTGCCTCCTTTACTGCTTTAGCAAATAAAAGGATAATGTCTTTTTTATCCACCCCAAATTTAGACAAACTCTTAATCACAGTATGCAATTCCCAAGCAAATCTTTTTTTAGCTGGTTGTACAAATAAAAATTTCATTATCCTCTCCTATTTTTAATCGTGTCTAGTTGTAGTCGTTGTAGTTGGTGCTCCAGTAAAATTACCTACTTTCCTGCAGTAAAATTACCTACTTGGTCTGCAATTGCAGAAAATGAACCAGCAACTAAAGCTTCTGAGTCAGTAGCTTTAACATCGAAGCGATCGATTACACGAATTTTAGTAGTATCAGTTTCAAATGCACCAGCACCAATATTTGTTGGAAGTAATGACATGTTTTCACGGTCAAACAATGTAATAGCTTGCGACATATCTCCATAGTAAAGTGGATAAACTGTTGATCCAGTATTTGGAAGCCAGCGATCTGCAACAACAATAACTTGTTTACCTTTAATTAGATATGAATTAGGTTTTGTTGGGTCTGGTTCGAGCAAATATTTACCTTCAGCAGTTTTAACCAAAGCAAGTTTATTCAACCCTGACTGGTTAGTCAAAAGACTTGAAGTGGCGATAATCGCAGGATCAACCGCTGTATTAATCATAGTAATAACATCGTCAAATTTAGCGATTGTTGGTTTTTTAGGTGCTGCTTTCATTACTTCGATAATCGCTTGGTTACGAGTCACAACCACTTTCTTAGCAATCCAGCTTGATAACCATGCAAGAATATTTTCTGCTGTATCTTTAAGCAATGTATTCGTTGCAGTGATGATTCCCGCATAACGTTTAATCAAGTATTTGATAATTGTCAACTGAGGATTGTCAAGGTCTGGAATTTTTCCATCTTCTGCATCTATTACAGTCAACGGAGTTACATCAGTCCATTTTTCATATACACGACTACCGTTTGAAGTAGAAACACTCTCAACACGTACATATTGTTGTAGCGAGTCATATTGGCGAACCAATGTGTTAATCATAGTACGGATATCTTGCGGAATAGTAAGTCCAGCAGCACTATCACTTCCGCTAGTTTCAGTTTTAGATGAAACGGTATTCATAAACGCCATAGGGTTACGAACCATATTCACGAAGTCTTTAACAAATTTGTCTTTGAGTTCATTTTCGCTTTTGTTCAATGGATCTTTTTCTTCTTCACGCATATTAACTACTTGCTCAGCTTGAGCTTCAACAAGTTGTTCTCTCAATGCGTCGCGGCGAACTTTTTCATTATCCCGTTTATTTTTTAATTCTGACATAGCCTCTGCTGAAAAATTATCATCATTAAGAGCAATGTTGATTTGGTCATTAAAGTCTGTGACTTTATCTCCTGAAGCAATCCATGCTTCGTTCAATTGATTTACTGTTAATTTAACTCCCATTTGAGTCTCCTTTATTTTTCTAATAAAATAGCCAACTTACGAGAACGTAAATCAGCTTGTTTGTTTTCTATAATTGGTTCTTCTTTCGGAGGGTTATTCCGATTTTTGAAATTCATGAAATTCATAAATTCATTAAGTTTATCAGCAGTTGGAATATTGCCGATTGAGTTAGAAAATACTGGTTTATTAGCATCCACAAACATAATATTATCTGCAAATCCTTTATCAACTGCATCTTGAGCTGTCATCCATGTTTCGTTAGACATCAACTGCAATAAGTCAGATTGTTTCATACCAGTTTTTAATTCATAAGCTGCAGCAATAGATTGGTCAACACCATTTAAAACTTTAGCTTCTTGCTCAAAGTCATCAGCATTTCCTTGGCTACCACTCATAGCCTTATGAATCATCAATTGGGCTGTTGGAGAGATATTTACCGTATCGCCAGCCATTGCAATTACCGATGCTGCAGATGCTGCCAACCCTTGAATATTTACAGTTACAGGTTTACCATTCATCTTAATAGCAGTATAAATCTCAGAAGCTGCAAATACATCTCCGCCATTAGAAGCGATATTTAAAACAATTTCTTCATCATCAGCATTTACTAAGGCATCATTAACTTTAGATGGACTTGTATAATCGATTCCAAACCAGTCATACATCATTCCGTAACTATTATCAACTACATCTCCTTTAATGTCGATTACTGTCATCATTTACCTCCTTTCTAAGAATAATCACCATGACCACCTCCTTTCCTATGGTACTGGCTCATTACTTTGGCCAGTTGTCTTTTTATTTGTATTTTCAGGAGCCGGTAGGTCTTTAGGAATATATCCTGCTTCTTGCAAGACAAATGTAGCTTGATTTTCAGCCAATGCACCCCATCTTGTAGCAGTACTAATAGTAGATAAGTAATTATCACCAAGAGGGTCAATAGCTGGTCTCATGTTAACGCTTATGTGGTCGCTTAACTTATACTCCAATTCACTTATAGCAGGTCGTAAATAGCGATTTAATGCACTTGCGTACATTCCACTTATTTGTTGAATTGATGATTGTTGGTCACCTTGTCCACCAATATAGCTGTCAGGAAGTCCATATACTTTAGCATATTGCTTAGAAGTCCAATCTGTTTGTGATAATAATTGAGCTACATTTGATTTAATTTCTAGTGCAGTAAATTCTTCAAGGTCATCTAATACTACAGGACCACCACTTCTTGAACGTTTCATAAACGAACGAGAACGAGATGCTTTATCTTTATCACTAAGAAGCCCACCACCTTTAACAGTAAGTACACCAGGAACATTTAATGAACTATTCAATGAACTAATTGTTAATCTATCAGAGGCTCTTTGGATTTTTGATTCACGTCTCAAAGAGTAAAGTGGACTAATTCCAGTTTTACCACCATCAATTGATAGTAGTTTCATATGAATCAAATCGCTCTGTGGAGCTTGTAAAATAGGTTCTATTTTAGGGTCATCAAAAGTGATGTTATAATACATTCCGTTTTCATACTCGAAATAATAAGTATTTACTTGAGATGGCCTTAAATATTCCCATTTCATATCAGCGCCATTAGCATTTCTCCAACGATAAGCGAATGCTTCGCCTCCTAAAAGCAACTGTGCAAACATTGATTGCCAAAATCCATGTTTATTAGCATTAGTACTTGGATTATCAATGATTCCTTGATTCTTTTTCTTTTCAGCATTGATTTTAACTATTGCTAAATCACTAGATAGTTGCAAGATAATAGAAAATAAGTCTGAATTTCTTAATGCTGCACGAGCTGAAACCCATTCATTATTATCACCAAGCAAACTTTCCATTATTTGAGCATCATTTCCATCTGGAAAATAGCTTTGAACACTACCAACTTCTGGCGGATCATTTGTTTGGTTGATAAAGTTTAATATTGGCAAAATCAATCACCTCCCTTCGTAATTTTGGAACTAATAAACCAAGAACCAACTCCAAAAATAATAAATGTTACTGTTAATGTAATTCCACCAGCAAATAAGTTCATTAGAAAAACTGTGATATTTAACGTAATAGCTGCTAAAGAGAAGCATAGAACATCAAAAACATCCCATATTTTTTTTAAAAACGCTTTAAAAATCTTCATCAAATCCCCAATCATCATCTATTTCGTCATCAAGGTCTAATAAGCCAGATTCTTGGCTAGTAACCCATTCTTTTACTTGTTCTGGTGTCATGTGCTCAACTTGCCAACTCTTATCATTTGCCATACCATAATCCTCAAAGTGATACATCCCTTGAAATAAAGCATCAATAATCGCATCAACAACGTCAATTTTTAAAGTTGCTTTTCGTTTATCTACCTGTATTCCTATTGAATCTTCACGTAAAACCGCATTTAATAGCGATTTTTCCATGATTTTATCATCTAGCCTACTAATAGATCCCTCTACAAATAGTTTTTGTAAAAATTTTGTAGGATCTTTCAACTCACTCGTTCTTTGACGGATAGGTTGTAAATTATAGCCCGTATTATTCATGAGCATTTGAATTACTTTAGTGATACCCATTGCATCGTAACCAAAAAAGATAACATCCAATGCGTTATCTTCAATATAGTTTACAATCCATTCATAGACCTCATCATCATTGATTAGCCCTTGTTGGTGGCTTGTGACTGTACAAAAACCATATTTTTCTAGTTCTCTATAATTAATACCATCTTGTTTTTCTTTAGCATCAATTGAACCTGCTCTTTGGAATGGAACAAACGAATGCTGTTCAACATGCCACTTAGGCTTTCCTTCATCATCTAAATAAGGAAAAACGAAAGCAATCGCTGTATTATCTGACATCATTGAATAGTCAATACCTATATAACAGCGTTGCCCATGAATGCTAAATTCAGGAATAATAGCTTTTTCAACATCAGCAAGATTTAAGTAACTATCAACATCTTGCTGAAGCCACATATTAAGGTTTTTAGTTTGAAAATCATGTAGTGTCCCTTGTAACAAGTCACTGTTTCGTTTGTCAATCAATCCTTTTAATAAAATATCTTTTTTATCTTCCAATTCAAGAAGAGGGTTTGATTTTACCCAAGTTTCTGGCTCAAATGTTTCTGATAGATCATCTTGCGCCCATACCAAACACAAAGAAGTATCTGCTTCTCTATCCCAATCTTTCTCCATAGCTTCTTGAAGTGTTTTTTGGTCCTTCCTAAAAGGAACGCTAGGGTCTGGATAGGAAGTTGAAATTTGTACAAACTGATGATTTTTAACCAAAACTTGTCCAGAAACAATTTTAGAAATTTTTTCTCTATTAGTTACCTCTCCGATTTCATCAAAAATAGCAGTTGTAAAGTGAAAGCTATCATATTGACCAGCTTCATGAGAAATAGCACGAATTTTATTATTCATTTTCTTCATGACAACTTCATCATTCAGAATAGAACGATCAGTCAAACCTGTTTCAGCAGCAATTGTTTTAAATGGTTCAATTTTTATAACTGTCTTAAGCATCGTCTTAACATATCCAAACAATTTGCTTGTCTGTTTAAAGTTTATCGAGGAAACTAAAAAGTCCTGATTTGATAAACCAAGACTTTCAAATAAAAATGAATAAACCATCAAAATTGCTAGAATGTAAGTTTTACCTTGCCCACGAGATACTGATATTATAGCGACGGTAAACCTTTTTCCACCTTCGCTATTCCTCCAGCCTATCAGCATACACATAATGAATTTTTGCCAAGGCATTAGCTCAGTTGGTTCGCCTGTATCAACATTCGGGACAACTGAAGCAACTTTTAGTAAATTTTTTATTTCCTTTTTAGAGTATCTATAAGGAAAATCTTCATGTCCAATTCTTTGAAGGTCTCTTAAATGCCTAAATGCTGCTAATTTTGTTAGATACCCAGATTTTGTTATACCGTCTAATACTGCGAATGCATATCTTGTGCCAGGGTCTCTATATTTAGCACGTATTTCTGAAAAATCAATACTATGATAAGCTCCTAAGATGTCGTGGTCCTGCGTTAAATCAACTTTAAATTCAATGATAAGATTATTCATTGTTTTTGTAGGAGCTAACTCAGTAATCATCATCACCTCCATCAAAGAAAGCCTTCATCTTATCTTTAGTGCTTTTTTCATTCGTATCTTGCATGTTAAGCTCTATCAATTCAGAACGTGATTTTGGTGATAAACCTAACTCAGAACCAATCTTTGTAAGATTTTTTATTGCATCCGAGTAAATTTGAGTCATTGGATTACGTTTAAAACCTTGAAATTGTCTGTCAATAATTTCACCAGTCATATCTTGAACTGGTTTATAAATTTCTTGAACCTCACCATGTTTTTTAAGATGTTCGTATGAATTTCTATAAATTTCATACTGAGTACAGTACATTTCAACTAAAAACGAATCAATCTTATCAACTGGCTTTTGTTCCTCAAGAAAGGGAACAGTTTTACGCCAACAAGCACTTGCGAGAGGAGAAAGGTGCTTAGGTGCACGATAGGACAACTTCCCGTCATTACTGTCTTTGAACTTCTTAGCTGTCATTTTTTCTCCTTTCTTTTAGTGTTTTGACCCCCCCTATATAAAAATTTTGAAAAATGGGTTTTCACGCAAGACGATACCTATGTGTGTGGTTTCCCTATGAAAAGATACGGGGGGAGGGTTATTAAAAATTATCGAATATTTTTTTGAAAATCTGGCAAGTCTTTTACATTTCTGATAGGGATAGCATTCTTTAGCTTATTCCCCATTCCAGTTCCATAATAAAGTTGTTCCCATTTTGTCTTAGCTGTGTGGCATTTACTACAAGCTATTGCAATGTTAGCTAAGTTAGTCCGATTCTCAGGCTCTACCTCATAAGGGACAATGTGATCTCCTATGTTACCAGTTCTAACTCGCTTATGATTCAAACAATACTGACATAAATAGTTGTCACGTCTGAGTGCAATCTCTCTTATTGAGCGCCATTGTTTGCCTTGATAGAACTTATGTTGCTCTGCTTTAAATGGATCTTTACTTCTCATTCGATCATAGTCTTTGTATCGTTTACTATTACTAGTACGATTAGTCCATCGCTCTCTGCTTGCTTGATATGCTGCTTCTTTATCAGCATGTTTAATACAATAGTGTAGTGGTCTAATAACTACAGCGTGGCAGTTAGGCTCACGACAGCGTCCAGTCATTGGCAAGATGGCATCTCCTCTCATAAACAATAAGTTGATTGATGTAATTGCCTAGGCGTTCATCGTAATGCTTCTGGCAGTAATTGTGTTTAAGTGGTATCAGTTCACGACACCCTACATTTGCACAGCGATGTAACCTCATATAGTCATCCCTTCAACCAATACCAATAAGCTGGCTAATAGTTACTCCTAGAGCTTCAGATATAGATTTTAGTTCGTTAATCTTAGGAGTCCGTTTGCCATTTTCCCATGCCGATATAGTCGACTTAGCTTTACCTAACCTCTTACCAAGTTCTTCCATAGACATAGAATTTGCTTTCCTAAACTGTTTAATATTTTCGGCAAAGGTTATATCTTCCATCTTATTCCTCCAACAATAAAAGGCTGCCCATTGGACAACCTGTAATAAAATATAATAGCAAGTCAGGGAGTCGAACCCTGCGCACTCTCCAGTGGTGTTTTCCTTGCTACGCTGGTTTTATCGTCCAGCAACGTTATGAAGTATATTCAAACCGAATTAGTTGTTGTTTTGTGCTTTTGCCTTTTACTTCATAATACAAGTATATCAGCAAAAACAAGGAGCAACACTCCAATTTCGTGCCTTTTTCGTGTCGTTTTTATCCCAATTTGACCCATGCTTTCAAATGAAATAGCCAATATGAGGGTTTATATCTTTTCTAAAGCGATAATAAATAAACTTAGCTTTCTTTTCTGAAATCTCAATCCCTTCATTATCAAGTTCCATCATTACTCTGTACCATGTAAAACCACCGTAACCACAGTGTTTTAGCTTGATTATTTCTTTTTCCTCCTTAATTAAAGGTTCATACCACAAGCTGAATTGGTACATCAGGTCTTTGAGCTTGATGTATTCCTCATCATTTTCAAGCGCTTCTTTATTTAAAACATGACTTTCAGGTTCCGAACCACCAGAATAAGCTGTACGAATACCTAAGTTATCTACTTTTTGCTTATAAAGATATCTGCTTTCAATTGATTTTATTCTGGCTTCAAGTCTGCCATTAACGTAATCTCCAATAATTCTATCTAACTTATCTGCCATTCATCAAATTCTCCTTTTGTGGTATAATTAAGTTAGAAAACTTCTTGCCGAAGCCCATTGCAGTGGGCTTTTTTTGTTTAATAGTGTATAATATACATTGGTCAAAAATATTACACAAACTAAGTTGATAATTAGTTGCTCCATACTACTGACCAAGTGTGGAGTTTTTTAGTACCCAAACCATATAAAGCGCAATATTCGAAGTAATAACCCTAAAAATATTAAGCAAATTGCTATAAATAGCAGCCACACAAAGGCATTACCAATAATTTCTCCTGATTTTTTAAACATTTTCTCCTCCAGTTGAGTTTAGCGAGTTCCTAGCTCAGTATGATATAATTTGTTAGACCATAAAAATTATCCATGAAACATTGTTCTATTAAGCTCGAATCTGGTCAGTTCGTGCATTTTTATTTTGGTATGAATTATTGTTATGTGTGCTATAATGTTAATGACTAAAAATAAAAATCGAAGTAATCTTCAGTATTTCGCTCAAGCTTGGTCAGCTTGGGCTTTTTTTGCGTTCAATTATCCTTCCATAAATAGAGAATCATAATTAAGATATAAAGAAATTGTCTTGTTTCAGCCAATCCCCAATTTCTAGAAATATGTTCAAATATGAGGTAAAAGATAGATAAACAAGTTACTCTTATTAACCCTTTGATAACTTTATCTTTCATTCCACAACCTCCTCGATATAGGCGACTTTGAAAGCTCCGTTGATACCAGTGTACCAACCTGCGTTGCTTTCGATATATTCAATAACATCAGCGAAACTATCGGCTTCAACAAACTGTTGTTTTGAACGAAGTGCTCCATTTTGGTCAATAAACGAATTGCTTACTAATCTAAATCTTTTCATCTCCACCTCAATCCATATGTCTATCAAGCCATTTCTCAGCTTCATAGTCTTTTTGAAACTGTCCGCTTTGAAAATATTCAACTGATTTATTAAGTTTTCTAATGGCTTCAAAATCAATTTCTGCAGTATTATCAGCCATTAAAAGAGCTTCTTTCTTATTCATACCAAGTTTGACAGCAGCATTTACTATCGGATTTGCGTATTCTGTCATCATTCCTCCCATTCGTGAGCTGTAGAACAATATGGGCAATAGAAACCTAAAGGCGCTTCATCCAAATTTATGAGAAATTCGTTTTTGCATTCCAAACACTCAATTAATTCAAATTCATCCATTTATTTCTTCTCCCCTCTCACGTTCTCAGACTCGTCAAGGTCTGAGCGGTTGAAATCATAAATGAAGCACCCAGCATTATGCTTGAGTATTTCTCCGCATCTTACGCAACGGTCTTCGCTCATTGTAAATGGCAATGGTTCCCACTTATGCCCGAACAGCTTACACAAAAGTTTCATTTTCTATTCCTCCACCATTTTTTAATATCATTTTTGAAAATGAATATGATAAAAGCCATGATAATAAGTCCCCAAATTGGAATAGCAATCATTGCTGCTTTTATGATTTGTATTAATAATTCTTGCAATTCATTATTCATTCAATCCCTCCCCACCAGTCATTGACCAGATATTAGTTTGTCGGTCATTCAAATCTCCTTAGTATTCATGAAATAATTCATTCAAATAAACTCATCTTGTAAAGGGCCATGCTAAAATGTAGGAAACGGGCCATTGAAAATGTAGGTTAACTTTAAAATTGTGATAGGCTTTTCCTTATGAGAAAAGACATCCTAGAAAGTATAACCGAACATCTTATGACTGGAATTAAACCTAATTTCGCTGATATTGCCAGACGCTATAATTGTGACTATCGGACGGTCAAACGTTATTATGACCTCGGAAAAGAAAAGACCCTTGAAGAAGCTTCAAAACGAAGGGTCCCACCGTCACTTATTGAGAACTATAAATCAATCATTGAAGATAAACTCAAGCTTGGCTGCTCTGTGCGCTCAATTTACTACTTCATCCAACTAAAAGGCTATCAAGGCTCATATACGACCGTCAAACGCTATGCCAGATTGATTCGAGAATCCTGCAAACATAAAGCAACGATTCGAATTGAAACAACGCCTGGACTTTCTGCTCAAGTCGACTGGAAAGAAAATTTAAAACTGATCTCACGCAATGGTGAAGTGTTTACGATTAATATCTTTCTGTATATTCTTGGCTACTCTCGGATGAAGTATCTTCAATTGACCGTCGACCGTCTCCAACCCACACTCTTTGAGTGTCTCAATCACGCTTTTGAGAAATTCGGAGGTGTCCCTGAAGAAATTTGGTTTGACAATATGAAAACAGTGGTGGACCATTCTAAAAGTCAATTCTCAAATGTTGTTTTCAATGAACGATTCAGGCAGTATGCAAAAGATGCTGGATTTAAACCCATTGCTTGTCGGCCATTCAGACCTCAAACCAAAGGTAAAGTAGAAGCGCTTGCGAGAACTGTTGACCGCCTGCTTGTCTTTAACAATGAGTTTGAAGACCTTGAAGAATTACAAGCACTGGTCCAACAATTGATGGAAGATTTGAATCATAAAGAAATCTCTCAAGCGATTGGAACCTCACCTTCTGAACGTCTTGACCAAGAGGCGTTGAATCTCAAGGCTTTTGATTTAGAGCTTCTCAAAGTTTATAGTCAATTGAGTGTTCCTTTGACTCGAAAAGTCTCTAAAGAGGCACTTGTGATCTTTGAAGGGCGTAAATATTCAGTGCCGGTTAAATATATTGGACAGACCGTAACCTGTGAAAAAGAACAAGAGGACCTTAAAGTCTATTGTGACCAACGCTTGATTGCTCGTCATCCTTTAAGCGACCGTCCCTTTAATTATCGCCGTGAAGATTACGTTGAAATTCTTAAATCAGATGTCTTCAAACATCTTGAAGAAGACGAACTAGAGGCTTATGTGGATGAGAATCTTCAAGCCTACGATTTATTGTGAAGGGAGCGCTTATGACAACTTATCATCAATTACTCAACCAATTGGACCATTTAAAACTCGATCGTGTGCGTCAGCTCTTACCAGAGTTCTTAGATGAGCATGCGGATATTTCCTTAGTAGAGGGCCTTCATGAACTCTTGAGTGAAGAACTTCGTGAACGAGAAGCGCTCCTTCAGGAAAGACGATTAAAAAAAGCCCATCTGCCTTATGAAAAGCGTGTGATGGACTTTGATTTTCAGTTTCAACCGAAAATTAATAAAGCAGAGATTTTAGATTTACATACCTTACGTTTTTTAGATAAGCATGAGAATCTTCTCTTCATTGGCAATAGTGGCGTAGGTAAGACACATTTAGCTATTTCTATCACTTTAGAAGCCCTAGAGAAAGGTTATAGCTCTTACTTTTGTATGAGTACTGAATTAGTGGACCGTTTATTAAGAGCCAATCAAAAAGGAACTTTAGAGCGAGTATTAAAACAGTATGCCAATTATGATGTACTTGTTATTGATGAAGTGGGTTATCTGCCCTTTTCAAGAGATGGAGCGAGTCTTCTCTTTCAACTGATTAATATGAGATATGAAAAGAAATCCACGTTGATTACTACGAATATCCCACTTTCTCAATGGTCTGAGTTTCTTCAAGATAAGAAATTAACGAATGCTTTATTGGACCGCTTGGTTCATCATTCTAAAGTCATTTCTATTACTGGAAAATCTTATAGAATGAAAGACTATAGTGAGAAGAAAACCAAAACCCCAAAAAGTAAATAAAGTGATGGGCCCAAAACCAACAATTTGGGTGGCCCATTTCCTACATTTTCAATGACCCAAAACCAACATTTTTAGATGGCCCTTGACACTCATCTGTCCTTTCTTTTCTTCTATGAGTGGAATCCAGTCAGGAAATTTACTTTCAATATGTTCAATTGCCTGTTCCGTCCATTCATGAATCCCTAAAAATTCCATTGCATCTTTGCTGTGAGGGATAACATTTATCTCTGAGAAACCAATCGGATTATTAGCACTGTTTTGAATGAAATAAACTTGCTTCACGGCCATTTCCAATGCATCACCATGAATGATTACACCATTCATCCCTCGGATTGCAAAGGCATGAATCAAGAATGAAATAGCTTCATCCGATAATTCTAATGCCTGGTACCAATAGTTACTCGGCAAATAGTTAAAAAAGTCTGCATTCATTCGATCATTTTGCCATTTTTGGATAATTAGAGTTCCTGTTCCTGTTCCAGTTAAATCAGCACCTCCAGAACCACCTACAAGCAACGCTGTGAGCTTACCAAGTTCATCTGGTGTATAATGCTGCCCTTTTGAGGAAACAGCCGAGTGAGTCATAAAATAATCTCTGAAAAAATCAACACTCATGTCATGGTGGATATTTAAGATTTTAGAATAAAATTCTTCACGTCCTTTTTTATCAAAAACAAGTTCTTGAATTCGATTTGTGAAATTCATATGTTCATCAACATTGAGCATGTCATAGAATTGTTGCTCAGTAATTGTCATCTATCCCCTCCACCACTTTCACTAAATCAACTCCGAGGGCTTTGCCTACGAGGTAGGCTCTGGCAATATTGTCATTTTTAACCCAGTCTTTTATAATCCAATCATGAAATTCTTGATAATCTCTGTAAGCCATCATAATCAGCTTATCAGCTGTGGGATTATACCCGTCATATTTTCCAAGAATTTCCGCAATGCTTTTAGGAATTGTGAGCTGGGGTTTATTTAATCTAACTGCCTTTAATTCAAAATGTTCTTCACATTCTGGACATTCTAAAATATTATTAACTGAAACACAGTCATTCCATGAATCAAGTTCATAGCCACAATTCGGACATTTTTTATTACTCATCGCCGCTCCCTTCAATTTTTTCACCACACATTGGACAAAAGCTTGGATAAATTCTATAAAATCTTTTACCTGTCATTTCATGCAAGTTATCCATAACTGCTTGTTCTGGTGTAAGTGGTTGTAGCAATGGTCTAGCATATTGCACAACCCTCATATAATATTCGCTTTTACATTGATTACAGCTCATCATCCCCTCCAATCTCTGCGAGTGCTTTTTCTAAATCAGGCAAAATCCAGTCTGTTTGAATCGTTCCTAAATGCCCATCATGTTTAATCGTTCCAATAACATGCTCGATATACTTTTTCAAAGTTTTGTTATCTGATTTTAGTTTTGCAACAGCTTCAATAATTAGATCAAGTAATTTATTGTCTTCTTTATCTGCTTTATAAGATTCTTCAATATATTTTTTAGCAGCATCAATCTCTTTTTGTAGTTTCTGATTTTCAAGTTCTGCTTGTAAAATCTTCGAATTAAAATCTTTAAGCTCTTCTACTCGAATTTCTTGTAGTTTTTCAACCGAAAGTTCGTCAGTGTATGAAAGGCATTCATCACATATAATAACTCCTCCTTCTGGAAGCCATTCAGCTTCAATAGGTTTATCACATCTATAACATCTTGTTTGCTTCATCATTTTTTCATACCTCCCCAGTGCTTCCAAAACCGCCTGTACGCTCTCCATTTGCGTTGTCATCGTCTGTTGTAAGGTATTTGACAAATACCCCTTGCATTATTCTTTGACCTTTAGAAATGGTTACAGGCTCTTTTGAGATGTTCATAAATAAGCCTTTAAATTCTTGCGGATAGTAATCTGAATCGATAATTCCTACTGAATTAATCAATGCAATGCCACGCTTAACTGGATTACTTGAACGGTCGTATAATTTCAATACTTCATCATCACCAAGTTGAACAGCTAGCCCAGTGATTACCATTTTAATTTCATCAGGTTGAATCGTAACTGTTTCACTTGCTGAAATGTCATATCCTGCGCTATGTTCTGTCGCTCGTTCTGGAATAGTCGCATTTCCGTCTAGTTTTTTAAATCCTCTTGTCATTCTCCGTCCTCCACAGGCACAAGCTCATAGCTCCCAGTTTGCATGCTGTCGATTTCTTGCTGAGTTAGTTTTAAAATACATTTTAGTTTAGGTGATTTACCTTTTTTAATACCTTGGTGTATTAAAACATTATCAGTCCCTTTTGCTAGATACCAATTAAGATGTGCATCACTTTTACTCATATCAATGTGCTTCAAATAGAACAGCTGCGGTTTTTCGACTGTGTAGCCGTCTAGCCATGCACGCATATAATCTTCTTGGTGTTCAGAAATCCAAAATACAATATCTAGTAGTGTTTCTTCTGTAAAGCCAGTTTCTTCGTATGTTTCTGGATTTTTTAGTGGTTTAAGGCCTTTAGTTTTTAATATTTCTATCCACTCAGCAACAAAATCAGGCACGACTGGCAGGGCTTGCTGTGGTTGCCAATCTTTGAATACCGTTAGTAGTTGAGCTTTATTCCAGTACTTTGCGTATTTTGTACTGTGCGATACTGGTAGAGCGTTTAATTCTTCTTCAAACTTAGTCATTTTTCGTGTCCTCCAAGATTGCGATTAGTTCGCTACCATTTTTTATTTTGATAATTTTTATTTTTCTGTAAAGGAAACCGCAACTGAAAGCTTCAATATCATTACCACATTCAAATTGGACTATGATTCGATTTTTTTCAGTTTTTAAAATAACTGTCATTCCTTCTTCAATCACTTTTAGTAAACTTTCAACTGTCATTTCTTATCTCCTAACTCTTGAATCCTTTTATGGAAATCTTCCTGCATTTCCTGGTTAAATTTATTCTGGCTGTCTAATTCAAATTCTTTTTTGGTTTGCTCACTCGATATATTTTGACTAGCAAGCTTACTGATTCGCCTAGCTTCATTTCTTGTGTCGTAATATCCCATAATTAACACCTCATATTTTAGCTTCTAAGCGCTTTTGTCTAGTTCGTGATAAATTATCCATGAAACGTTTTAAGCGCTCAATGTAACCGTAATTTTCATGAATTATAGCTATTACAGTTCTATTTGTTTATCTTTGGTCAATTCTTCAAGTATTTTGTATAAATCTTTCCATTTCATTTGCTTTGAATGGTTATATTTATTGCAAATATCTAAGTAAAGCTGAGAAAGTTCGTGATTGTGCTTGGTTCGACCGCTAATTTTCACAGATAAGTCTTTTTTAGTGGCTTTGAAATTGTTATTTCTTGCCAATCCATACAGCTTTTTCAAAGTGTCAAAATTTGTTTTAATCAATTTTTTCTCCAATCGCTTCGAGTGATTTTTTAGCATAGTATCTAATTTGTGATGGATACTCCTCAATGCTGATAATTCCATCATCTTCAGGTTGATTATAAATGTTCTTCAGTGCCATTTTCATGGTTTCGTTATCGGCTTTGAGCTTTTCATATTCTGATTTAATTACGATAATTTCTTTAATCATTCTTACACCTCTGTAATTTCAATTTCTATTCTGTTTTTCTCGTCATTAACCTTTTTAGCTTCAAGCCATACAATCTGGCTGTCGTCACTGTAATAACGCAACTTAGTCATATAATCTTGTAAGTTCTTCATAAGATTGTCTAAGTCAGGTCTGCTTGTTTTCCATTGCCACCAACGCTTTTTTTGCTTGATAGCGTAGAAGAAAGTAACGGATAGCTTCAAAGGAACGTTTTTTTCAAAGCACTCTTTCGGTTTATTTTTCATGAGTTGAGCTTTAAGGCTGTAGTTTTTTGTCCCTCTACGGTCATAGAATTGAAGTTTCCCTTTCACTTTTTTAATGCCTTTTTGCTGCTGGGTAGTTGGCATTTTATCCAATTCAATTTCAAACTTCACTCGCTTCTCCAAATCTAGCAATTGCAGGCATCTGAGCCATACGATTAAGGATAAAAATAATCTCATGCTCAGATTTCTCTGCCAGCTTCTGCTTTTTAATTCTTCCGAGTGGGTAATGTTCGTTTTCCCACTGCTCAATGATTATTGTTTTCATTGCTTCTCCTAGAATGGCAACTGACTAACACGCTTATCTTTAATATTTTCAAAATTGAATGCTTTTTTTCCAATACCTCTGAACAAACGGCTATATGTCCTGTTATGATATTTTTTTCTTATTTCATCACTTTTTAGATTAGTGGTAATAATAGTCTTAGTCCTTGCATCCAAAACTTCTGTCAGTAAAGACATCGACCATTCTGTTATTTTCTCGCTTCCAATATCATCAATAACTAATAAGTCAGTATTTCTAAAAACTTCCATGAAGTATTCAGTTGAATAAAAGCTGTCTTTATTATCAAAACTATCTTTGATTAAGTGAAGAACCTCTGACCAACTTGCAAAAATAACGGTTAAATCAGTATGCTGCAAACAATCTTTTAAGATGCTCATGGCTAGGTGACTTTTCCCTGTTCCTGCTGGCCCGCTTACTACAGTATTTCCCTCACCGCCAGTATAATAATATTCAGATACTTCTTTTGCGAACGCCAAAGCTCTCTTTTCTTCGTCAGTTACTGCATTAAAATTTTCAAAACTTGCTTTTTTTATTGTCATATCTCTCACAATGCTATTGCGATTAAGCCTTTTGACAAACTCAGCTTTTTTCCTACGTTTAATCACTTCTTCAGTCTCACGATAGACAACATCGGCATAACCACAGTTCATAATCAAAAAAGGTTCATGTCCACTCAATGCTGTTTTTTCGTTATTATCAAATTTATTTTTCTCTTTAAGATATTCGTAGAATTTAGAATAACTTTTTGAAACTTCATCGCTAGTCATCTTATTATCCGAAATGAATTTTTCTATTTCTGGACAAGCGATAACTTTATCAGTCATTGCATTAAATTTATTCATATCAACAAATTTTCCAATAACATCTCCGATACTTTCCATTTCTTCCTCCTAAAATGGCAATCCAAGATCATCATAAGGCTGTGCTTGTTCTTGGCGCATTGGTGTCTGGTTAAGGTAATTATCAAACTTCGTTCCGAATAAAGTTGACGGTTGTAAATATTTTTCTGCTGGTTGACCGTTTATTGTTTTACCTGTCCAGTCAGCAACTTTATTATCAACGACCCTCTTAAAGTCATCTAGTTTATAATTCTCGTTCCACCTCGCTTTGATAAAACGTTTGTGAGCTTCAGTAGTTCTAAAACTTCGCCCTGTTTTTTCATTCAAGTAAGAAATAATTTCAGAATATGGAATAACATCGTCAGATTTATCTGACATATTATTATTACTCTTACCTAACCTATCCTTACCTAACCTATCCTTACCTGTGTCAACTTCTCGTGGACGTTCCGTGGACGGTTCGCTTTCATTTAATACATAAGCGCCATTAGCATCATCTAATAGTTGAGATTTTTCAAACTTATAAACTGTTGAATTATAGGTATCTTTCCTTATGTAATTGTGAATTTTCCAATCTTTAATTACGACAACTCCACTCTCAAATGGGATGATAAACTGTTTAGCAATAAGTATTTTCAAGTCATCATCAGTAGCTCCACTAATCAATTTAATTGTTTTAGGATTTCCAACGAAACCATCATCATCAGCACTCATATTTAGGTAAAAATAGAGTAGTTTTGCTGTTGGTGACATTTCCATAAAGAAATCTGTTTCAACTATTTTTTTACTGAACATTCTTCTTTGTGCCACGAATACTCCTTTCTTCTATATCTATTTCAAGTTTTATTTTTCAAATTAAAAGCTGGCGATGAGTGGTTATGTGTAAACACTAAATACTCATTGACTTTACGGCTCGTTCCGCCACCCTCCAGCACTAACTTAGTTAGAATGGTAGGTCTTCATCGTTGATTTCCATCGGAGCACCTCCAAAGTTTGGATCAGGTTGTTGGGCTCTTTGTTGAGCTGATTGTTGTTGATTTTGATAATTACCTTGAGGTTGTCTTTGGTAGTTACCTTGGTTATGTTGCTGTTGAACAGTATTTTGTTGACCCTGATTTTGGTAATTATTTTGGTTTTGATTGTAATTTCCTTGTTGTTGCTGTTGTTGACCTTGGCTTCTACTTTCAAGAAGTTGGAAACTATCTGCAACAACTTCAGTAACGTAAACACGTTGTCCTTGTTGATTTTCATAGTTTCGAGTTTGGATTCTACCAGTGATACCAATCAAGCTTCCTTTATGTGTGAAATTTGCCATATTTTCAGCTTGTTGTCGCCAGATAACACAGTTAATAAAATCTGTTTCACGTTCTCCACTGGCATTTTTGAAAGAGCGACTCACTGCAAGCGAGAAAGTTGCTGTAGCTTGATTTTGTGGAGTATATCTAAGTTCTACATCTTTAGTTAGTCTTCCGACTAAAACTACGTTATTTATCATTTTTTCTCCTTAATTAGTAATTTCTTGGTGGATATTGTCCCTGTTGTTGATAATTGTTTCGTTGTTGGTTTTGATAATTTCCGCGTTGTTGTTGATTATTTTGTGCTTGTTGCTGTGGTTTACCACCACTTGCTGCATTACCATCATCATCTTCATCACTTGTAATACCGAAAGCGCAACATAAGCTATACCTTTTGGCATAAGTTATTGCGGAACCTAAAGCCTGTGGGTCTGGTTTTACTGGTTTAACCTCAGAACCCCCAATTATTAAATATTGACCACTTTCATGAGTAATTATTGTATTAACTCGATTTTCAGCAATTTCTTGCAAATAACTTAAGCCAGTATCTATAATTGCTTCATCTATAGTTTCTACAACATTTTCAAGAGGGACATAATTCTTCTTGAAAAATGGATTTTGTGCATCTTTAAGAGGCTGTTTGAGGCTTTTTCGGAATTTGGTAAGTGCTACAAATAACTCTTTTACAGATTCTGATTTTTCCATAATTTACCTCACGCATCCCATTTAAGAGGTGGCTTATTTTTAGTAATTACTACTGGCAATTCGTTTTCGATATCTTTCCCGAATTTTTCTATTAATTTGCCTAATGGAATTGGTTCTACACAATCCCAACCGCGAGAAATTACTAAATCACGCTTCTGTTTATTATTCATTTTTAAAACTCTTCGTTCAGACTTTTTGCCATAACTCAAACGATTAAATTGTTGACCTTCATCAAGCCGTTTTTTAACCTCAGTTTCGCCCTTTTTATAAAGGTCAGATATAATCTTTGCCTGAGCTAAGAATTCTGTAAGTGTGATATTATCCATATCTTTTATAGCTGATGGATTCAAGTCAACCCTTTGTCCATCTCCATCTACTGGTATAAGTTGTAATTCCATTTCAATTCTCCATTTCACTAATCTTTTTTTGAACTAAAAAGTAATGTGCTAGCTGATTGATTGATACACCTATATATTTAGCTGCTGCCGTTCTACTTGGAAAGTGTTTCCCATTAATTTCAACCGGACTAACTTTACCGCCAGCTTTCCTTTTTCGTTTTTTATAAGTTTCAACGCTTGTTTTTTTATAAAAGTAACCATCACCAATCCTAATTCCTTTTACTTTTTTATCAAAACGATATTGTTTGAGAGTTGACTCACTAATCCCTAAGATTTTGATTGTGTCTTCAACCGAATAGTAAGTCTCCCCGTTAAGATTCACTGACTCAGTCATTTTTCGCGTCCTCCTAAAGGTCTGCATGGTGTAAAAAGCTCGCTTGGTTCTACATGTAAAGATTTACTAATTTTTTCGATAGTATCAAACTGGATGTTTCTACTTTTCCCACTAGTAATCTTAGAAAGAGTTGATTGTGCAATACCAGTTTCTTTAGCTAGATTTGAAGCTCTCATATTTTTTTCTGCCAGTAAGGTTCTTAATTTCTGACTTATCATATTTTCTTCCGTCATTTAATGTTCTCCGTTTCTTATTTCTAGGCATTCGTGGTATAATTTAAGTAGAAGTTTTGGCGAATTTCCTACTTGCTCTGCGTGCCATGCAGGGCTTTTTTAGTTCCAAACTTTTTTCCAGTCTGAAACACATTCGTTAAGCATTGCAGCTTTATCAGCAGCAAGCTCTTGTTTATTCTTTTTGCGTGAAGTCATATAAAGACTTCCGTCTGGTCGTTCCCAAGTTTCAAAGACCACTACTCCACGATTTTCTCGTTTGATTAAATCATGATAGATTTGTCCAACATTGGTTGGCAACACTCGGACTTTGCGCCCGTTTATGATTGTTGTTTCCATTATTTTCCTTTCTATGTATGTGTTCTAATCCTCCGAGTGCTATAATTACTGTGAGCAGATATTTGCGGTATCTGTTTAAAATTATGGAAAGGAGGTAAGTTGATGTCTGTTTTAGAAAATAAAAGTAAAATCATCAATAGTTTTAATTTATTAGTTAGAGCTAACCCTGGTACAGAATTAGTTGTTTTAACTCAAGGCGGTATCGTTCTTGGTAAAGTTCCTTCTGATGAAGATTTTCAAAATAATTCTGCTTTAAAAAATTATGTTGAAGCTATCAAAGCTATTAAAAAAGACGATGATGATAAAGACGATGAATTACCTGAATTACTAGGCTTAGTCGATGTAACTGTAGTAAATGGAATATCTAGAATCCATTTGAGCTTTACGGTTATTTTTGTAGACCAAATCCTAGGAGTTTCAATCGGTTCTCCTGAGATTCCTCAACAAAATTAGTAATTTTGGATAAACTAATTCCGTCCAAGTTATCAATCTTATCAAGTACGGTTACAAATTTTTGTGACCGTCTTTTATTTTGTCTATCTCTTGAATATTTAGGTATATAGTGCATTTTCTGCCTTTCTATCGGACTAGATTTTAAAACTACTTATAAAACTTCAGCAATTGTTTCGTTAGAAGAAACACCGTGGTAATCTAAAATATTATCTATTGATAATTTGATAAGCTCGTTTGTGGCCCTATCAGCTGTATAAAACAGTTGCTCTTTTAGCCATTTGCGAGCTTTTCTTATATCACCATCATTTTGCTTCAAAGCTAGATCTGATGTTTTGTTAATTATTTCTTTATAGTTGTTAGCTAACTTTTCTATTTCTTTATTCAAAATCTCTCTTTTCTATCGGAGCACCGCATTTAATGAATTAATTTTGTATGTGGAGGTAGTCATTTTCTCTTTAATCATGTCTTGCCCGACATTTTAGTAATAAAAATCATGTAAATCTTCCAAGAGATAGAAGACTGAACCACCTCGATTTATCGAAGGTAATCCGTTCTTTCTCCACTTTTTCAGCGTATCTGATGACATGTGGAATTCTTTCAACAAATCAGCCTGCCTGATTTCTCCGGTCTTACTTTCATATTTGAACAGCTCCTTTTGGAATTTCAGCCATTCATTCGTCATCTTACGAAATTCTTCTAGGACGCCATTGGCTAGATACGCAGCCATTGGATCATATCGTTCTCCCATATATTTTTCCTTTCTAACTAGCTAAATCTTGTAAAAATTTGTTTACAAAATAGATTTGACCTTTGCCTGTTACTTTGGGCGTTTTGGTTACGGTGATCTTCCCACTATTATGAACGTGAGTGTTTTCGGTAAACTCTAAAATACCTAAATTCATCGAACGTTGAGTTGGTGAGTTATAATCGCTACCAATTTTTTTAACGAGGTATCCGTTATCTCTAAGCCAAGTAAATAGTCGTTTCTCTCCGATATCAACGCCATTTTGTTTGAGGATTTTAGCTAAATCTCGAATGAGAATCGTGTTTTTGGAAGCTGAAACACTATCAGCGAATAACGCTTTTGGTTTCATTTGGCTTTTTTCTAGTTCAAGTTGCTTAATCTGATTACCTGCTTGAAGTAGTAAATCAGCCAAACCGTTACCAGAAATAACATCTTGTGCTTTCGCATCCGTCATATACGCTCCGTGCTTGCGGATCGTCGGAAGGACTTCAACAGCCAGCCAATCTGTGAATTTTTCAGATACAGCATTGTTTGCTTTGAATGCAAGTTTGTAAACCATAGGTTCACTGATGAATGAGCCTTTTTCAACTTTTGCCACTTGTGGCAAAAACTCGTTAACTCTGTTCCATCTAACGTATTCGGTTCCGTTAGTTTTTGTTATGAAACCTAAAGATTTCGCAACTTGTTCTGCACTAAATAGAATTTCTTCTCCCTCGACTTTAACGTCAAGATTGAAGAACCCATTTGTAAAATTTTGTAATTCGTTCATATTTTGCCTTTCTAACTAGCAATATTCTGTCCAGTTCGTTTTAAACCGATGTTTTTCCCTAAAAAAATATAATTAAAGGGATAGTCATAAACTTTTGACAATTCTTTTCCAAAATCTAGGGGGATATTAGAACTGTCTTGCTCATATTTCAGAATGGTTTGATAGTTTTTTCCGACTATTTCTCCAACTTCTTTAGCTGTTAATCCAGCATTTACTCGTGCTGCTTTTAATGTAATTTTGGGTGGTGTTTTCTCTGCCATACTGGCTCCTTTCTGTGTGTGTATTTGAATCCTCCAAGTGCTATAATGATTGAGTAAATATTTCTCAGATATTTACTTAATATTATGGAAAGGAGTAATGAAGCATGGATGTATCAATACTTCTTAAAGATGGTAAGCCTAAAAAGACTAATCAAGATAAGTTTGATGTTATAAAAATAAAAGATTTTGAAAAATTGACATATTTTGACGGTCATTCTACCAATACTTTAGAAAAAGAATTAGACTTTCAAAAAATTAATTTTCAAGTTTTAGAACATGTTACTTATTATTTTTATGGTAATAATGATGTAACGGCTATTTCTGGTAAAGAAATTCGAGCGATTCGTTTCTTGGAACCAAAATCTCAATAAAATTTCCATGTAACAAAATTAAGTAACTCTGATATGGCAGAAACCATTGAAGGGTTATTTTTAATTTTTTCGTCATTTAATGAGTTGTAGGCAAAAACAAGGATTGCATTCTCAACTTTCTCTCTTTTAGCTAATTTACTCCATTCTTCAATCTTTGCGTCATTTATTTTTTCTTCTGCGTCAGTCAATTTTTTCTCCTTTCGATACTTAAATTTAAATCAACCATTTTATTGATTAGATTTTAAGTGCTTCAAGCTTTTGTTCATGGCAACTTTATAAAGTTCTGTATCTACTGAATACAGGACTTTATTTATTTGGATTACTGAAAGCTCGGTTTTTGATAGTACTTCAATTATTTTTTCGAAAGCTTCTTTTTCTTCTTCAGATAACAAATGATTAATCGAAGCACCATTGAAGCCTCTTAAAATTTTTTCCATTTTCGTTTCCTTTCTATTTTTAAACTTCTGCTTTCGCAGTAAGGGAAGTTCAGGAATCGAACCTGTTCGCCAGTCTTCCCTGCTCACTGTGAGCGATATCATAACTCCGTGATATAATGTAAGTGACTAAACTAAAATTATATTGGAGGTTCTTATGAACGATAATGATGATTATTCACCCTTTGAACAATTACAAAAACTTATTAAAGAACTTAATGATTCTTTGAGTCCTATTTATAATGATTCACTTAAAGGTACAATGTCCGCAATAAACACTATAAATCAAGCTGCATTAAGAAATAATCAATTAATTGTGAGCCAAGCTTTCCCAAATCTTACTGATTATTTAAAAGAATCTATTCAACCTACTGCAAATTTATTACAAGAAATGACTGCCATCAGTAATGCTATTAATGAAAACATAAGGTGGACGATACCAAATTATTCAGAACTTTTCAAAGAAATAAAATTACTTTCTATCAAGCAGCCTTTGGAGTCTATCAATATCACTTTGCAGTCTATTGATACAATTAATAATTCTTTTATCAGTAATAAAAATACCATTTACAACCAGTCTCAATTTGATCCATCTGACTATCCTGATAAACCAATAAAAGATGAAATAAAGCCCTATAATTCTCAATCCTTCGGAAAAGAATTGAAAAAACGTATGTATAATCTCTCTCATAATATGATTGCTCCTTTTTCTGATAAAACTGAGATGTCTAAATGGATAGTTTATTTTGCACTTGAACAAGTAATGACTTCAAAAGATGTACCCATACAAGCCAAGACGGTAATCATAATTATTATAGCTTTTTACCTAAGTAGCGATAAATCAAAATGAATTCCGCCCCCCTCTGGGGCTTTTTGTTTGCCAAACTTGCTACTTACGCTGAGTTGAATACAACGTGTAACTACATTCACAGAAGCTTCGCAACTGTTTTGTTTGTTCGCTTGTTTGACTTTATGAGTTAATTATAACATCGGTTTAAAGCAATGTCAACTATAAAAACGGAAAAAACCGATATTTTTGTATGTTTTTTATTGATTATTTCGTTTTATTCCGATATAATGTTTATAAATTAACGAAAGAGGACAGTAGCATATGGGACGTGGGAAATCAACTCCGCAAGATGAAGCAATGCGAACAATAGTTTCTTCTAATATAAAAAAATATTTAGATATAAAAAATAAGAAAGCAGTTGACTTACAAAAGAATACAGGTATATCTCAAAGCTCAATTAGTGAATATATAAATGGTAAATCCCTACCTAATCCTGGTAATCTTCAAAAAATAGCTGATTTCTTCGGTGTTCTTAGAGAGGATATTGACCCTAGACATTCTGAAGATTGGGAAGAACCTGGAGAATTGCCGGATGTTATCCAACGAATAACTGATATATCTATGCAACTTGAAGAACCAAGACAAAAAATAGTACTTGATACAGCTTCTTCTCAATTGGAAGAGCAAGAAAAGGCTAAAAGAGCTGTTAAACCAAAACCAAAAGTTACTCCTCTTTTTGATATAAATTCTCCGCTTACTGACGAAGAGCTTCAAGAAGCCGTAGACGAAGCTGTAGCTTTTGATGGTGTGCCTCTGACAGATAGAGAAAAAGAACTTTATAAACATTTGCTCCGTGAAACATGGGAAGAAGACCATGGCAGGGGGTAAAATATATGTCAGTTATAAAGGAGTTGCTTTCAAAACTCGCACTAAAAATAAAATACTATAATCCTTCAGATTACCCTCATCTTAAAGATGGAATGAAATTTAATATTAGAGGAACAGCTTATATTTTTATTGATATATTCAATAGTGAAAAGGTAACTCAGAATATATTACTTCACGAAATAGGGCACGTTTCCTTTGGACATAGACATCTTGATTGTCGTTCTTCTGGTTGGGACAGAAGGCAGGAAAGAGAAGCCGACCGCTATATGATTGAACATAGAGCCGATGAATGGCTTGCTCAGTTCGATTGGGAACCGGATGTTATTGATTATGATAAATTTATTGAATATTTTGAGTTAGAAAAACGTCATTATGGATTGGTTGTTGAGGTGTTTGATGAAATAATCGGTCAACCTCAACTACATAGCCACTGTTAATAGTAAGGGGTGAAAAATGGATTACACAGAATTTAGAAAATATGTTGAAGAAAACACTCGTGCCCAAGGTAAGTTTTTGGAAAAAGCTACAGTTTACTTGCTAGATAAAAACGCCAGTAGAAAGCCAGCTGCTAAATGGCCTGATTCTCGCATTGAAAAAGAAGCTAACAAGATGTGGGATATGAACATAAGCGGCGCTTTCACAAACGTGGCAGAAGGAATTAAAAATGCAGAAAACAAGCCTCGCTTTCATAATCATGAAGAGCAAGTGTCTTACTGGATAAACTTCATGAACGAGTACGAGTTTTTAGAAAACTTTACTGACGGTATCGATGATATGGAATTTGAATAAATAAAACTTTAATACTATCGCTTTCTCCTTAATCATGTCTTGCCCGACAATAGAACAGGAGAAAAAAATGAATATTAAAGAAGTTCAAAAAAAAGACGGTACAACCGTCTATAAAATAAATGTCTATCTTGGTGTAGATAGCCTAACAGGTAAGCAAGTACGCACTACGGTTACAGCCAAGAACCGTAAAACGTGCGAAAACAAAGCTCACCAAGCTATGAATAAGTTTATCAAAAATGGCTCTACTGTTGCAAGAGAAAAAGTTTCATTTGACAATTTTAATGCCTTAGCCACTAGTTGGTTTGATTCTTATAAATTGACAGTAAAAGCAAACACTATCAGAATCAATAGTAATTTTTTAAAAAATTATATTTTGCCAGCACTCGGAAACTATAAAGTTGAGAAAATTACAACTGTACTATTGCAAAATATTGTTAATGACTGGGCTAGAAATGCCAATACTGCTGAAATAGTTAACGGTAATCGTGAAAAGGGAAAAAGTAAAGATTATAAATTGTTACTCAATATCATCAAACGCATTCTTGATTATGGTATGCAATTAGGTGTTATCTCAGACAATCCAGCTATAAAAGTATTTTCTCCAAAACTCAAGACAAGAACAGTCAAAAAAATAAAGTATTTTAACAATGATGAACTTAAACGTTTCTTGGCTTACCTTGACTCGTTACAATCAACCACAGCAAATATAAAAAGCACTACTCTATACAAGCTTTTACTTGCTACTGGTTTGCGTATCTGTGAGGCTTTAGCCTTATCATGGTCTGATATTGATTTTGCCAATAATACCGTTAGTGTATCTAAGACACTCATACAATACAGCAATGAGATACAAGACAGTGCAAAAACAAAAGAAAGCAATCGTTTAGTTTCTGTAGATAGCGAGACAATTTCAATGTTGAAAGAGTGGAGAAAACAACAAAATTACGGTGCTATATCTTTGCATGATTCTCTAGTTTTCTCATATCATCAAAAAATGAGAACTTACGAACTCGAAAGACAGCACTTAGTTCGACACTTTAAAAAAGCAAAAGTTCCTAACATAGGTTTTCATGGTTTCCGTCACACTCACGCAAGCCTACTAATGAACAATGATGTAAATCCTAAAGAAATTCAAATGAGATTAGGACATGCAGACTATTCGATCACAATGAATTTGTACAGTCATCTTGCTAAAGAGAAAAAGAAAGAAACTGCTGAAAAGTTCGCTAATATACTTAAAGCACTATGA